CCCATCTGAGTCAAAGGGTCAAAAACCCATAGCCCAGAGTAGCACACTATAAAGAGTGCTACTGCATCAGTACAACGTATTGTTGTACTGTGAGTGAGCAACGCGTCTCACTCTCGTGTGCGACAATCGTCGCAAGGTAAACGGCTTCGTGGACTGATTACCACGTAAAGCCGCATAAGTCAGAATAATTTCTGATCTCCTGAACGATCTCCACCTCTTATCGAGGAGGGGTTCATTCAGCAATTCAAGCCAACTCCAACATTGCATATTACGATCGTAAATGCCATGAGGAGATGACAAGAATAAATCAAAGTCGACAGTTATAGCGGATTCAGGATTCCCCGGAAGGGGTCTCATGAAACGCAATTTCTGTGGTATAAGGTCGATAATTAATGGCCTTATGCACTCGAAGAATGTCGAAGTGACATCCGATCGACGGCTTAGATTGAGAAACTTGATTAATGAGCTCAAAGAATTGAGCTCAAAATCAAGTACAAATGGACGAACGTCTTTACCTCCGTACCAATCTCTACCGCAAGACTCACGAAAAGGGCCTTCTAAGAAGGTCTTTTCGGTATTAGTTGCAAATCCAATATCTTTGAGAAAAGATATCAGCTCTGCTGCACAATGCTTACGAACAATGATATCATCACCATAGACAACAAAATCTATGTGTGGTAATCCACCGTTGCAAGCATGTATAGCGGAGGCAAATAATAGAGTCTCGAGTGGAAAACAGAAGCCATTTCCCATAGAACAAAACTTGTGATAAGGCTTAACTTTATCATCAAGCTTGAAGTTCTTTGAACGGATTGAGTCTAGAAACTCAAACCATTCAGCTGGGATGACATTACGACAAAGTTCTATCGAGATGGAATCAGAAGCTGATTTCAAGTCTATAGTAACAAAGTCGTTGTCAGAATCACTTTCTGACCCAAATTGGGCAAATTGTGAGTTAATTCCTTGATCAGAGAGGTCGATTCTTATCCTACGCAAACGATCGCGTAGGACGAGGTCGGTTCCTTTTTGAATAAAAGAATTAAGTAATGGCTCGACTGCTATGGACCTATCGGTCTTAGAAGTCTTTGGCACGAATGCAATCTTATTATAGTTTACAAGCTCGCTGATCTTTGATTGAAAATTTCGATCGAAATCTTCACCATCGAAACAATAATGCCCCTCATGATTGGTACTTACGTACTCAAACAATTGGGCGTTAGTCTTAATGGCAGAACGAGCATAGTAAAATGCCGAAGGTGTACAGGACCATGAAGCATCTATTTTAGATGCGATATGGGTAGCATTACCTGACACCAAAATATTGGCACCGGGTCCAAAGTCGCACTTTGAATAAATTTCTGACAAAGACGGTCTTTCACCGATAGTATATCGGATAAAGGAACGCATTCGATGAAGCTTATTCTCGAGAAAGCGCATATCACCGCGCAAGAATCTTTCGTTGATAGCTTTACAATTTTGTTCAGCTAAGAAGAAATTTTCTTTAGCCTTCTCCGTAGGATTAAAAGGATTTAATCTGGCAGGAAAAGGATACTTCTTGACAAGTGCGGCAAACTGATTCTCCACAAAATGCTGTGTGGCGTCGGAATACTTCTGTTCCGACATAGAATCAGCCAAAGCGTACGCATCGAGAATCTTACCATCCCGTAAGAGATGGAAGAGACTCTTTGCGTTAGCACTAACAGTGGACTCGCTAAGTTCGCGGAAAACTTTAAGAAAAGTTTTCCACGACTTCGGTCGTATCTGATGATTGAAGTGCTGTACTTCTTTCATAAGTTTGAAGGTCATTGCGATCTCCGATCTTTGAAATAAATCGCCCAGAATTAATAAGAGCGAGAATGATAATTGTTACCATACAAATGATGACAACAACGAGTGCATCCCGCATGATTAGAAACTAATCTGTTGGGACTTGACATGCGTTTTAAAAGACGCAGACGCCAAGAAAGCACCCATATCATTCAACAGCGCATCAACATCAGCGGAAGCATAACCGATGGGTACAGACACATCAATGCTAACGATTGCATCACCCGTAGGGGTGAGCGCGCTAGTAAGAGTGAGAGTACGAGTCAATTTTGCTTGCGTACGACCGACACCGGAAAAGACGGCAGATGCTTTAGGCGGAGTGCGTTTAAGTTGCACATCGTCCTTAGCAGATACAGTTTTCGCGGAGCCAATATATCCAACAATACTTTGTTGGTACGAATCGGCAGTGTAGGTTTTGGCGTTGATTGAGAGAGACATAAGTCACCTTTAGTTAAGTTTGAGAAACTGCATTATGCAGTGATTAAGCCTTGATCAGAGGCCGTTTCGAGAGAAGCTTCCAAATGTTACCGAATAGGTTTCATTATACGAAGCAACTGCTGCGAAACGAGCGCAACACTATCCAAAGCACGAGTTATATTGGAAAGACGAAAGTCGTTCTTAATAACAAGGCCAGGATTGGGAAGCGCAACTCGACTGAAAGTCTCGATGCGTCCATGAGCAGAACCACTAGGTGGTTCTAGCAACTCATAATTGTAGCCGCCGCCCGGATGGACGGTAGCTCCAACTAGAGTATAGCTTGACTCACGGATACTTCTAACAGTCAGGCAAGAACCGAGTTGGTTAAAATTAGGAGTAGGGGTTAAAGCCCCTATAAAATCGCCGACATTGGCAAACCAATCGACGACAAAAGAGTAAGGAACTAACTCCCACGGAAGTGTGAGAAGACCCTTAAGATGAAATCCAGCCTCATAAGCAGCAGAGGTAATGAATTCATCTAACGAAACACCACGAAGCACGATTGTATGTTTATCAACTGATAAAACATTACGATCGGCATATGTACCAGTTTGTATTAATGACGAATTTTGTGTGTCATTAAGTACAATCTGGGACCTAGTGGTGCGGCGTACTCGCTCCGTAATTTGACCAAATGACTGAACTATGCTTGAAGCAGAACCAAAGAGAGGCTTGAGTCCATAACGAGCTAGAAGGTAAATGTTAGCAGCAGAACCAATCATCTTACTAGGAACACGTGTTAAAGCGTTCTTAATATCGTGATTGATGCTGGATAGCATACCTAAAGACTTGTCGAACTCAGCTATATCTTCTGAAAGGTTAGAATCACTTCGACCCCTACCAGATGATACTTTGGTCGCAACCTCTGTAATTGCAGAGGACATATCACTATCATTAATCAGTCTCGCGACTGGTATATAATTAGGTGATATGCGAGTTGCAAGATTGGTGACAACACGAACTATTTCGTTAGAATCGAATTTAAACTCAGCTGACCGGGGAATACCCGAACAGGAATGAGTCTCGAGACGACGAACATGGATCCCATTGCCGCCAGTAATGCTATATGACTCTTTACGAGAACTCATAGGGTTAAAGAAAATCTCACCCTTGTTGCGACGCGCATTAAAACGCGGCACAACAACATCAGTCATGGTAGATCGATCTCCAACGTAGCAATTACCACTAGTAAAATCAACGACCCATGATGTATTACATGAGTTGTAGAGATTACTTTCGGAAGTTGTACCGAAAAGAGAAAGTTCACCTCTGGTGCGAGTGCGTAAAGTCATAATAAACTCCTGCTAGTTAAGACACATCCGAAGATGCTCGCTGAGTGATCAGCTCAGAGAAACAGCCTAGAAACTGTTTCCAAGGAGTTCACGTCCATGACGCCCTAGATATTCTTACGAATATGAACTCCAGAAGGTAGCCCTAGGGGGC